CTTTCAGCGAACCAGTCGGTACAACTGACAAGACTTTCCGTGTTAACTTGAAAGTAGAAAATCTGAAGATGATTCCAGGGGATTATGCTGTTAGCATCTCAAGCAAGAAAATTTCTCGCTTCAAAGGTAATGGCGACTTAGTTTACTACGTGGCTGTTGAAGCAGACTCTTCTTTCGAGTTCTAATGAAAAGCATTACCATTGTTGGTGGTGGTACAGCAGGATTAGTTACAGCACTAATCCTGCGTAAATCATTTCCTCTCTACAATATCTCTATTATTGAATCCAAACAAATTGGAATCATTGGGGTAGGAGAAGGTTCAACTGAACACTGGTCGGACTTTTGTCATTTCTGTGGTATCGACAAGGCTGAACTTATTAGAGAAACAGATGGTACTCTGAAGAAGGGTATTAAATTCGAGAACTGGAATGGCGATGGTAGAAGTTATTTCCATGCAATCAGTGATCCATTTTGGAGTACAGGTGAACTCCATCTAATGGCGAAGACTCTTATAAGCAAAGGTGTTCGTTTAGAGGATGTTCTTCTTGATACTAATTTGGTTATGCATGGCGGAGGAATATACTCAACCAATCAGTACCACTTCAACACATTTAAGTTAAATGCATTCTTACATAAAAAGTGCACTGAACGTGGCATCAATTTGATTGAAGGTATTATTACTGATGTTCATATTTCAGAAGCTGGAGACATTACTGGTCTCACTGATAATGCTGGTGTTCTCTATACTGCAGATTTGTTTATTGATAGCACTGGGTTCAAACGCCACTTGAGTTCTAAATTAGGTTCTACTTGGGTTTCGTACAAGAAATATCTACCAATGAACCATGCACTCGCATTTCCAACAGATGATATTTCTGACTTGAAGCCATATACTTTAAGCCGTGCTCTTTCTTCTGGATGGAATTGGCGCATCCCAACTCAAACTCGATATGGTAATGGTTATGTGTTCTGTGATGACTTTATTGATTCTACTAAGGCTCACGATGAAGTCCAGTCTTTCTACCGTGAGGAAGTTAAGGTTGCCAAAGACATTAAGTTTGAAGCAGGTCGTATTGATAAGTTTTGGATTAACAACTGTGTTTCTATTGGTTTATCTGCATCTTTCGTAGAACCACTAGAGGCTTCTAGTATCGGCAATTCAATTCTTCAGGCTACTGCTCTTGCTGAGATGCTGGGTTACTGGGAAGTAGATCGTTCTATTTCTGAACAATATAATAATCGTTTTGTTGCTTCTTTCGATAACATCGTAGACTTCGTGCAGTTACACTATATGACTAAACGTAATGATACCGAGTTCTGGAGAACGCTACAAGAAAGAATGACAAAGACTGATTTTGTTGAACAGCACCTAGAATCATTTAAGAAGAACTTACCTTGTAAGACTTTCTTTATGCAAGAATTCTCTATGTTCAAACACAACAACTGGATGCAAGTTATGTCTGGTCTTGAGATGTTGGATGTAGATTTTATTAAACAAAGATTATTAGATGATCATGGTGAAGAAGTTGTCTCGCAACAATTAGAAGAGTATAATAAGTATCTGACTGACTTACAGAAGAGTTCATTCTTGGACCATGCTGTTTTGTTACAACAGAATAAACTTGTATTGAAAATTAACTGAGGTTTTATATAATGATTGAATCACGTGAAGAACAGTTTCTGTGGGTAGAGAAATATCGTCCGCAAACGATCGATGAGTGCGTTCTGCCAGATGCGCTTAAACAGACGTTCAAAGAGTACATTGCTCAGGGCGAACTACCCACTTTTTTATTCTCTGGTACTGCTGGTGTAGGTAAGACTACTGTAGCAAAGGCTCTTTGTAATGAGATCGGTGCTGAATATATTATGGTGAACGGCTCTGAAGAGGGTCGTTCGATTGATGTGTTACGCACTACCATCAAAGGTTTTGCTACGACTGTTTCATTGACAGACGCTAAGAAGATTATCATTATCGACGAAGCTGACTATATGAATGCTCAGTCGGTTCAACCTGCGTTGCGTTCTTTTATCGAAGAATACAGTAACAACTGCCGATTCATCTTCACTTGTAACTACAAGAACAAGATTATCGAACCACTCCACTCTCGTTGTGCAGTTATCGACTTTAAGATCGAGAACAAAGACAAGCAGGTTTTGGCTGGCACATTCTTCAAACGTGCTACACAGATTCTGAAACAAGAGGGTGTTGAGTTTGATCCGAAAGTAGTGGCTGAATTGGTCACTAAATACTTTCCAGATTATCGCCGTATGCTGAATGAACTTCAGCGGTACTCAGTTTCTGGTAAGATCGACTCTGGTATCCTTCTGAACTTGAACGAAGAATCTTACAAAGACTTGGTTAAGAATCTGAAAGAGAAGAACTACACCGAAGTCCGTAAGTGGGTTGCTAAGAACTCCGATGCAGATACAGTTGCATTGTTCCGTGAGTTGTATGACACTTCTGCTACTCATCTGGAAGCTGGATCAATCCCTAATCTGGTTTTGATTCTTGCCGACTATCAATATAAAGCTGCATTCGTTGCTGACCATGAACTAAACATCATGGCTGCTTTGACTGAGATTATGATGCAATGTAAATTTAAGTGAGGTTGATATGGACGAATTTTTTTCTATTTTTATCGTTTTTAGTTTAGGCTTCGCTGTTGGTTGGGTTCTCCGTGAGGAGATGGCAAAGCGTCGTGTAGATAAACTCATGGCTGAGTTAGAAGACGATATTGGAGAGAAGGTAGAAACCATTCGAAAGAATGCGATCCCTATTAAAATTGAGATACATAGTGGTGTATATTATGTATTTAACAAAGACAATGATGAGTTTATGGGACAGGCTCCTACTCGTGATGAGTTGGAAGCTGAACTTGCAAAAAGATTCCCAGATAAACGATTCATTGCCACTCCAGAGAACTTAAAAGAGGTAGGATTCCAATGAACAACATTTACGAAACAGAAGAACGAAGTGCTTCTATCGAGAAGCAAGCAACTAATGACTACATGGTAGAGTTTGTAGACAAAGAGACTAGCCAGTCTCAGTTTGAAACATTCCATACTTTAACTCAAGCACAAGACTCAGCCAAACGCTGGTTAGTTTACGACTACGTACCTTTGTAATATGAGCCCATTTGATTATGTTAAAGCGATAAATGAGACTAAGGTAGACTTACTTTCAGGAGACCCAGAGGCAGTTAAAGATTACAACAAGGTTAAGTTCATCGTGAACCGAGCCTTGGGATATTTCCCCGATACAGTTATGCAGGCAAACACGATGAACCAACATCATGAATGCCCAGCTGACTGGCAATTTTCTTTTTTCCTAAATACTATTTCGAAGAAGCGACGTTTCAGCAAATGGGCAAAAGCCGACGCTGAATCATCTTCTTTGGAACTCGTAAAAGAGTACTATGGGTATTCAAGCGAAAAGGCGAAAGAGGCACTGAGTGTCCTTTCCGATGAACACTTGATTATGATAAAAGAAAAATTATACAAAGGTGGAAAATCATGACTGTTGAAGTGATTTATTACGACTGGACTCCTGAGTCTATGCTCGAGGTGACTTTACCTGAACCAGATGCATTCCTGAAGGTTCGTGAGACATTGACCCGAATCGGGATCGCATCCAGAAAAGAACAAAAATTGTATCAATCTTGCCACATCTTACATAAGCAAGGTAGATACTTCATCGTGCATTTCAAGGAATTGTTTGCACTAGATGGCAAAGAATCGAATATCACTGCTGGTGATATCGAGAGACGCAACGCAATTGCTAGTTTGCTACAGGATTGGGAGCTGTTAAAGATCCTAAATACTACGCAAGCTGATCAAAAGGCTTCGTTGTCTCAAATTAAGGTGGTCTCTTATAAAGAAAAAGACCAGTGGGAATTGGTTCCAAAATATAACATAGGAAAGAAAACAAAATGATTAAACTTGAATTGACTGTTGAAGAAGTAAATACTATTCTTCGTTCTTTGGGCAAACACCCATTTGATGAGATCGCACAATTGATCGTTAAGATCAAACAGCAAGGTGATCCACAAGCTGTTGCACAAACTCAAGCTGCTGAAACTCCAGCTGCTTAATCAGACCCACCTTAGGGCACGTTAGTCGTCACGGTAACAGGCGTCCGAGCAATTGCACTGACACTCGTAGTTGTCGCTGGATAAAGTAACCAGCAATGTCTTGCCTTCGGGGAGACACTTTTATCACTAACTCGCTTAATAGGAGAAACTCAAATGACGAAATCATTCGTTCCTGCATTCTTTAGCCAAGACCTTTTCAAAGACTTCGACAAAGTGTTTGTCGGTTTCGATGACCAGTTCAAACGCATGCAAGCATTGCATGATGACTTGACTAAAGACATCCCAAACTACCCTCCATTCAACGTCCGCAAAGACGGTAACACTTACACGATCGAGATTGCTGTAGCTGGTTTCGCAACAAACGAAATCGATGTAACAATCGATGGTGGTAAGTTAATCGTTAAAGGTAATGCTCAGTCTACTGATGCTGATGCTACTGCTGACTACTTGTTCAAAGGTATCGCCAACCGTGCCTTCACTCGTGCATGGGCTATCGGTGATTCTTATGAAGTTAAGGACGCTGAGTTGTTCAATGGCATCTTGAAAATCGCTTTGGACAAATTGGTACCAGAAGAGCAAAAAGCTAAGAAGGTTCCAGTTAAGGCTGGTAAAGGCAAGCAACTTCTAAACGAAGGGGAATAATGTTACAGGCACTGAAACAATTCTTTGTTCATGTGTTCCGTGATAGATCCCAAACTTTAGAAGAATACATTTTGTCTCATGAACCTCAAACACCAATGCATGTCGAACAACTCGAACGACAGTATTATGCCAGAGCGTTACGAAACAGAATGACTTAAACGAATGGGGACGCAAGTCCCCATCTTCAATTATGATACCAAGAAAATTATCCCAATTAGATGAAGACAAACTTGTAGCACATCTTACATCGCTACAGGGAGAAGATCGCCGACTAAGATTCGGTGCTATGGTCTCAGATAACTTCATTGAACATTATGTCCATTCTTCATTCGATGACGAATCCAAGTGGTTCGGGTGTGAGGAAGATGGTAAGATTATTGCTGCTTGTCATGCAGCGGTTAAGAATAACGATGCTGAACTTGGTTGTTCAGTTGATAAAGAACATCGTGGTCGTGGTTTTGCGCAAGTATTATTTGATCGTGCGGTAACTTGGTTGCGCACGCAAGGAATCACAGAAGTGTTTATGCACTGTCTATCAGAGAACCAAGTGATGAAACACATCGCACGCAAGAACGATATGACTGTAGTTAGCGAGGATGGAGAGACTGACGCAACTGTTGAAGTTAAACCAGCCTCTGTAGCGACAGTGATGAAAGATGCATATTTAGATAGAATGGCAGTTTATGATATGTTGATTAAAACCAATCATCCTGCATTCGACTTTTACTGGAGACGCAATCGTACCTAAATAATTAGGTATGAAAGCAAGACTCTCTCCTAACCTAATTTCCTTTGTTACCGTATTGCGTGGCAGTTGGATACTCAAGGTATCTGTTTTTAAGAACAAACAGATATTGGTAGTGAGTCAGCATTGTTTTGACATGGACAGATCAAGCGTGAACTTCTTCATGGACCAAAATGCTGCGGCAGATTTTATTGAACAACTTGTTATCGAGGAATGAAATGACAATTAAAGTATTTAAGCTAATCAGTGGTGAAGAACTTATTGCTGATGTGACTTCTGGTTCATCAGAAGGTTACCACTTGGAAACTCCAGCAAGCATCATGCTACAACAAACTGAGAACGGTATCGGAGTTGGCTTAGCCCCATACATGCCGTATGTGGAAGGTAAACCATATCTGTATAAGTCTGCTATCGCAGCCGAAGGTGAGCCAGCCACCGCCATGCGCAACGAATACAGCCGTCTTTTCGGTTCTGGGATCCAACTCCCCTCTACAGGCTCCGTCTTCACAGGCTAAAACGCCTCCGCTAGCCCTCTATCCTAGAGGCTTCTAGCTCCCTAAAACCCCTGTAAAATCAACGCCTTACAATCCCCTCAGGATTGTAGGGTCATTGCATTTAGTTGTTGTCTTTTATTCGGATCTGAGCGATAATATATCTAATGAATCGAGAAAAGGAAACGAAAATGACTGAATTCGAAAAGAACTGCTACGGTATGACTGAAGCTGACATCCGTGAAGAGTATATGCAAAGCATCACTGCTCGATTTACTGGTCTTGAAATGGTTGTTATGGGTATCCTCTCTGATGCTCAAGAACTTCTTGCAATGGGTCGTTCTGAACAATCTCGCAAACAAATGAATATCGCTAAATTCATCTTGTCTGAGATGATGGAAGCTAAACAAACTGCTTAATTGAAAGGGTGAATATGTTCCAAGTAAAATCCAAAGCTGAGTTGCGTGCTGAAACCGAAAAGCAATTGAAGGCTTTTCTCAAACGTGGTGGCACAGTCCAAGTCATCGAAACTAAAAAGAAGGCTCCATCTGGTGCTCGCACTTGGATGAAAAAATGAGAGTGCTGCAAGAGACAACCAAAGATTGGAGCCAGAAGGTTTCTAATCACATCTACTATGTCACTGATGATAAGTGCAAGTTGGTTGCTTTCTACAATGTCGATACAAAGACAACGAAGAAGTTTTCCAAGCCACTACCCTTCTACACCAAATATAGAACATTCAAAGAGTTAAAATGAACATTCACAAATTCCTAGAATCCCTCGCTGCTAACCCATCCCGCAACTTCAAACGTGAGCAGTTGGAAGCTAACAAAGACAATGAGTTGCTGCGTGAAGTGATTCGTCTGGCGTTGGATCCATTCACCCAGTTCTATCAACGCAAGATTCCAGAATATGAATTTGTTGGAGCAGACTCTGAACATCAAACAAGTCTCGAGATGGCTCTGTCTAATCTTTACTACTTGTCCAGTCGTGAGGTTACAGGTAATGCAGCTATCGCCCACCTGCGTGCTATCCTTTCTGGTCTTGAACCAGACGACGCAAAGGTTATAGAACGAATCATCCAGAAAGATTTGAAGTGTGGTGTTCAGGCATCCACTGCCAATGATGTGTGGATGGGTTTGGTTCACGAGTACCCTGTCATGCTCTGCTCACCATTCGAACAGAAGTTGGTTGACAAGATTCAGTTCCCAGCCTATGCTCAGCTAAAGATGGATGGTATGCGATTCAATGCTATCGTTCGTGATGGTAAGGTAGAATTCCGTAGCCGAAATGGTAAAGAGATCCAATTGCTTGGTAACTTGGAGAAGGAATTCGCTGCACTCGCTGGTGATGTTGACTGTGTATTCGATGGCGAACTCTTGGTGATGGATCCAGATGACTATCAATTTATGGATCGTCAAACAGGCAATGGTATCCTGAACAAAGCAAACAAAGGTACAATCTCTGCCAAAGAAGCTGCTATGGTTCACGCCACTGTATGGGATGTGATTCCCTATGTTCTGTTTGAAACAGGTTACTGTGGTACTCCATACTCTACTCGATTCTCTAGTCTTAAACTATTAGTGGACAAACAACCATCCACGAACAAGAAGATTTGGATTGTAACTAGCGATATCGTTGAAACGATGGAAGAGGCTCAGACTATTTTTGAGGGATATCTTGCGCAAGGTCTGGAAGGTATCATTCTTAA